GATGCTCTCCTGATTCGACGCAATGAGGCCTACCGTACACGAGCGTTCGAAGCATGCAAGGCTCGTCGGATTACCGACCCAGCGCTCTGATATAGGCCTGACAGGCCTGCAAGGCAATCAATCCGCGATCACCGGCGTCGGTGATGGCGATAATTCGTTGAGCATGCGCCGGGTCAAGTCGGGTTCTCGCGCTTCCATGATCCACGCCGCCGGCGCGGGTGGCGGCAGGCATTGCACAACCGGCGGCAACATCGTCGGCGTCGAGGAGGACTGACAGCCGGACATCGGCAGTAGCAAGGCGATCGCGCAGGCGATCCTGGTCACGTTGGGCATCACTCAAGGCTCGGTAATGGGTTTGTTCGCTGGCGGCGAGCTGCTGCTCCAGAGCCAGGCGTTTGTCTTGCTCGGCCTTTTGCTGCGTCGCGGCCGCTTGGGTCATTTGATTAAGCGTCTCGGCCTGGGACTGTGCGAGTCGGGCCAACTGCTGTCCGTAACGCCAGTCCTGGAACCGCCACGCGAGCATCGCCGAGCCGCCGGCCAGCAGCGCGATCAACACAACAACGCCCAGGGCGCGAGACGAAAAAGGCATCAGGCCGAAGGTTGGCATAACACCGCCCTCGCCCGAGCCCAGAGCTGCAGGCGCTCCTCCAAGCCGTTCAAACCGCCGTTGATACGGCGGGTAATGTTGTTGAACTGATCGCGGTCGGCCAGTTCGTTCAAGCCGTTCTGCTCCCAGAACCACGCAGCGGACTCGGCGGCCCATTGCGGTTGCTCAAGAAGCTCAGGCAAGGCCAGCAGGCGTTCGTCGCCGAACAGCCCCTGACTGCAACGACGGTAATTGTCACGACCGGTAATCTGGATCAGCCCTCGGCCGCGATACTTCTGGCCGTCACCGTCGGCCTGGGGCGAGTTGCCCAGGCGAACGGCCAGGGTTCCGGTATCGTATTTGCTCAGGTATTGCTCGCTGCCTAGCTCGCGCACATAACGCAGTTGGCCCGACTCATGACCGACCTGGGCCAGGAATGCGGCGATGCGCTTGACGCTGATGATTCGATAGCGGGCCATGGAAGCGTTCAGGACCGGTGCAAAAACGCCGACATTGGCGCCGGCGTTCGGGAGGATTTGCAGCAACTGGTCTTGCGTGATGAGCATGGCGTTCTCCTTGACGCAGTTGAAGGACATCTTGAAAAATGACAAATCGGCATAGACAGCGCAGGAAGCACCGCTATATTCAGCCGCTCACCCCCATCGGAACAATTTGATGAAAACGAAGGATCTCAGCAAACTTGCGGTTGATGGAGTCCTTTGCATCAGCCTCAGGGAGCGACAGGACCGCAGGGATTTGCTGATCAAATCCATGAAGAACTCAGGATTGGACATAGAGTTCGTGCTGATGGATGCAGACAGGGAGAACCCGGTCAGAGGCTGTTTCGAGTCGCACGTGAAATGCGCAAATATCGCACTGCAGCGCAATTACTCGAGGGTTTTGATTCTTGAGGACGACGCACTTCAGTACGCCTTCGCTCCGAGGGCAGTCAATCACATCAACAAATTCATTACATCGAAAGACTTCGCCATTCTCTATATGGGTTACACCATGGGGAAAATATGGCTCACCTGGCACCGCTTCATCGCTCGAGGGCGGGTTACCGCACTACATGCGTACATACTTAGCCGACGGGGTTGTGAAGAGCTTTCAAGACTCGAATTTAGATCGGAGCCTGTTGATAGAGCGGTAAGGCAACAGATCAAGCAACACTGCGTGTTCCCCATGATGTTCGGGCAACAACCTGCACATCTGACGTCCAGCGACATAGAAAGCGTTGCTTGTAATGACGATGAGTTTTGGCGCAGAAATTGGAACAGGCACATTAAATCGGCCGCGAAAAATTTATATCTGACTATTTTTCGCAGAAATTTTTAGACAGTCTGGCATCTGATCCACAAGATTCATCATTCGTGCGCCCTTGTGCAGGGCGCTTTTCGACGGATCAGTATTTTATTACGTACAGCAGCGCCACGTTTCGAGGGCGCGTCTCGTTGCCACCAGAAGCAGCTACGGTGATGACATGCGAGTGGTCCCCGGCGGACGCCGCTGTGCCGGATATGACATGAGTGTGGTCTCCTGCCGACGCAGCCGTTCCTGAAACAGTGTGGGTATGGGCTCCAGCTGAGGCCGCCGTACCGCTAACAGTGTGAGTATGTGCTCCTCCTGGGTTAGTGGGAGCAGTCACGCCGCTTTGCAGGTTCGCGGTAGTAAAGTTGGGGCTGCCACCACCCACGTCATTGTTCTGCGCACGCGGAGCAGTATGAGTATGTTCACCCGCACTTGCTGCCGCACCACTTACGGCATGCGTATGCGCCCCATTAGCCGCAGCGGTTGCACTCAGCGTGTGAGTATGAACTCCGCCCGACGCGGCCGTAGCACTAAGCGTATGAGTATGCGCTCCAGCATTAGCAGCCGTTGCCGTGTGGATATGTGTTGCGTTCTGCCCGGCCTGGCCTGCCCCCAAAACCCTTCCTGAATCAATCCCCCTTCCATCATCCCAACCCCGAACGAACTCGCCACGCAGATCCGGCAAGGCGAAGGTCGTGCTGCCATCACCCGCCCCGAAACGCGTACTTATCGCCGCAAACAATGCCGCGTACTGTGCACGAGACACCAAAGCACCGTTGCATTTGAGCCAGCCTTGGGGCGGTTCCGCTGTCGCTACAACTTTGATGTCACCTACATCACTGCCCATATCCTTGGTCATCCCGGTACTGGCGATCATGACCCAAGCGCCGCTTCCGATGGAGCTATTCCATTGCACCCAAACATCACCACCAACGGTAATTTCCCCGCTTTGGATGGCATTATGGTCCAGCCCCACAATTGGCTTGGCCGGCAGTCCATTTGGAGCGAAAGTGCTGGTACCGGTATTGGTACGGGCTGCTTTGAAACGCAGTATCAAACCATCAACCAGAGCCGAGGGCGCAGGTTTGTAAGTAGCACTGTAAGCGTTGGTGGTGCCGGTATCCAATGCGTAATCGGCCAATCCTGCCTGGTTGATTTTGCGTACCGCCAACAGCAACTGCCCAAGATCGGCCTCGTCAGGAACCATCCCTGCCCCAGTAATGACCCCCAATAGCTCCTGCGTAACAGAATTGCCCCAAGCCGCCGGAATCAATGAGCCTGGTGCACCGGTCACCGGGTTCTCATCGACAAACTTGCCATTGACCAAGCCAACACTGGGCACGCTCTTTGGATAATCCATTTTTCTACTCCTTAGTCATAATTGATGTGCACCTGCGCATGAGCAGGTGCGCTGCGGTGGATCAGACATTCCAGGGCAGAGCCTGGGTTCATGCCGAAGCGTTCGCCCCAATAGCTGGCGCCAAAACGGCGGCCAAGCGAGAGGCGTCCACCGGTGTTGAGGGTCCACATGAATTGCACTTGCCAGGTTCCGAAATGCGCCTGACCAAACCGCGAAAGCCCCATGCGTGGCGCCTGGTGCTCAGTCACAGTCGCGTTGGGGTAACCCTGGCTGCGTGCGATGCTGACGAAATGCGCCGCAGTCTGACTGCCCACTGCCAACAACCGTCGACGCACCGCCAAGCGACGATCGTCATACAACGGCGTAGCCCCCAAACACGGATCAGGCAGGTTCATCACCCGCTCCCAATCCGGCACCAGCTCACTCACGCCCGCCGGGTCCATCTCGTTGAGCAAGTCGGCGGCACGGGCGTCGAGGCGGGCCAGTTCCTGGGCGATGCCTTGCAGCACTTCGTCCAGTTCCGGCACGCGCTCCGGGTCCCACGCCGGACCGCTGGGCAGCAGGCTGCGCAGTTGGGCCTGGTACTGTTCAGCGGTTCTTATGCCTGCCATACGCAGCCTCCGAACGTCAGCAACTGATTGCTGGCCGCCACCACATCGGCGCTCGGCGCAGTGAGCTTGTGGTCGGTTTCGCCGGTGGCGCTGCTGATGGCTTCGGCGATGTGGGTCAGCAGCAGGGTTTCGCCGAGGCCGGCTTCGCGGTTGTGCAGGTCGCGCAGTTGCGCCTCGATGGCCGCACGCACGGCGCTGGTATCCGGGGTGATGCGCAGCCGGTAGGTCACCGGCACCTGCGTCGGCGCCAGTACGTGCAGCTCGGCGGTCACCGGACGCAAGGGCTCGATGTAGGTCCGCACCTCTTCCAATTGCTCGGCGTTGGGGATCGGTTGAGGATCGTCGTCCCGCATCACGAAAAGGCCGACAGTGCCCGGTCCCAGGTAGCTGCCACGACACCACGCGCGGGTAATGCCAGGGCACTCCAGGGCCCAGGTTTCATAGTCCTGGGCCGAGCCACCGTGGGGGATGATGCGGTAGGAGCGGATCACCCGCGCTCGCAGGGATTCGAGGCTTTCCCGAGCAACGCCGCCAGTCAGCCCCGGCGCCAGCACCGTGAAGCTGCTGCCAATGCCGAGGATCGGTTGGACTGGCGTCAACACCAGGCCGGCGTCGGCGTTGCCCAGGCTGCCGGCGTCCAACGCGGCGATGGCGGCGGTGTTCAGGCCATTGCTGGTGGTGCGGGCGGTGGTCACTTTGAATGTGCGGCCATCGGTGGATTGCAACAGCGTGTCGACATCCAGTACCGCGCCAGCGGTGGCAGTGAAACTGACACTGCCGCTGGCCACTTGAGCCGCTTTGCGCGCCTGGTTCAGGCGCAGGGCAGCGATGCGTTCCAGGGTGGATTCATCGGCCTTGTCCGGCAGGATCTGCTCGGCGATCCAGTCCAGGTAGCCATACAGGCCATAGGCAGCGCCACCGAGGGTGCGGGCCAGCACTTGGGCATCGGACTGGCGCAGCGAATCGCTGGCCAGGTCGCTTTGGGCGCGCTTGATCAGCACCGGCAGCGAAGGGGTTTCAAACGGCATAGGTCACCTGCCAACTGTTATCGGGGTTGATGTCCAGGCGCTCGCCGTCGGCCAGGGTCAGGACCGTGCGCAGGTTCAGGCGCTGGGCGTCGAGGCGTTCGCTGATGATGTCGATGGCCTTGCAATGGCCGTCGTCGATCAGCCATTGCAAGGCTTCGCGGGCATAAAATTCGGCGTCGAGTTGGGTTTGGCGGGTCAGCTTGACTCGTCGCAACAGCCACAGCCGCGAGCCGATGCGGTCGTCGGCCACGGTCGGAAAGGTGTCGCCCCACCAGCCGAAACGCTCCTCGTCATCGAGCGCATCGTCGGCGGCGGCGCGGCGCCAGGTGAACAGGCTGATCAACACCGAGCGGGTCAGCGCGGCGTGCAGGTTCTGGCTGATGAACATCACTGGCCTCCCGCTGGTGCACCGGTCTGGCCGTTGCCGGCCTGTACACCGACATGCACGTGTTTGATCTGGCTGATGCCACTGGCGATCTGGTCGCCCTGGGAAACGATCTTGCCGGTGTGGTTGATGACCGGGCTGTCAATGTTTACCGCGCTGCTGGCGCGGATGTTCAGGGTCGCGGTCTGGATGTCGATGACACGACCACGCTTGAAGTGGAGCTTGTCGCCTTCGTCGGTGTAGAGCGCCACTTCGCCAGGGGCCAGGGCCTGAAGGCGGAAGCGGCGATCGGCGACCACCAGGACCACGGCATGGGAACGGTCCCCCCCCAGGAACGTGGCAATGCCCTCGGCACCGGCCAACGGGTTGCTGGTGAAACCATAGGGTTCGAAGTGCTCCATGTCGTCGTTCACTTCGCCAGCGGTGAGGCGCATTTGCAGCGACTGCAGCTTGGTGGCCGAATTGGCGAGCACGACAGTGCCGCGCGCCAGGAGGCGGGTCAGTAGGCTCATTGAAGTTTCCTTGAGAATCGTGGACTTGAACGCGGTGTTCGGATCTACATCTCTATTGGCTGGGCTGTCGTCATCGCGAGCAAGCTCGCTCCCACAGGGGGTCGGTGGTGAGCAGGCATCGGCGCCGGGCTCAGGTTTTGGGCGGCACCGGGTTCGCGTCAAAGGTATGCGGCGGTGCGACTTGCAGGGTGGTGACGGAGCCTTGTGCCGACAGCGAGTACGTGACTTTGGAAATCAGCATGTCACCGTCGAACCCCAGCACCGGATCGATCACCCGTACCAAGGTGTTGTGCCGCCACAAGTCGCCATTGGCCTGGCGCCAGCCCTGCACGCGGTAAGTGGTGGTCAGGGCCTTGCCGGTGCGGATGGCGCTTTCCCAATCGGCCCGTTGCTGGGCCAGTTCGAAGGTCAACTGCGCGCTCTCGCTGATCACCGTCACCCGCTTGCGCTTGAAGCTCAAGTCGGCGGCGGAGCCAGAGACTTCGCTCACCGCCGCCCCGCTCTGCTGATCACTGCCCTTGTGCTGGCCGATGACCCGGTATTCAGAGAACACCTGGCTGTAGTCCATCGGTGCATTGCCCGACAAGATGTTCTTGCCCAACTCCAACGCGTCACTGGCCCGTCCGCCACTGCCGGGTTTGGCCAGTAGCACGCGGCCTTGCGCGTCATCGGTGGAGAACACCCGGAACAACGTCAGCAAACGGTCGATGGATTGAAAGACCGTTTCCCCCGGCACGATGCTGTGTTCGCTCAACCGCGCGGTTTCAGGAATCTCACTGATGACCGCCACGCCGTATTGCGAGGCCAGGGCCTGGACGATGCTCAACACCGTTTGCCCGCGCCATTGAGTCGGACGGTTGATCGCCGCGCAGTCCACCAGATCCTGGGTCTTGGAACCGCCTTCAATGCTCAGGCTGATCTGCCGACCGTCATAGCTGACCGGCGCCTTGAACACATAACCGCTGAGGACCAGGTCGGCACCAATGCGCACTTGGCATTCATCGCCCGGGCGGATCGGCACTGCTTGGGTCTGCCCCGGCCATTGCCAGGTAATGTCGAGTTTGAAGGTGCGAAACTGGCGCTCCAGGTCCGCACTGATTTCCACACTTTTCCAGCCGCCGTAATCCAACCCGCCGACGGTAAGCGAGACAGCGTTGTCGAGCTCGTTCATGGCTTACTCCCCCGAGACTTTCAGGTCATTGGGCGGCAGGAAACCAGGATGGGCTACGCCGTTACGCTGGGTCACTTCAGTCACCCGGGTGGCATCGGCAAATTGCTGATACGCCACCACCAGCGCCGGCAGGCTTTGCTTGAACGACAGGTTGATCAGCCTGACACCCGACGACGCCACTGCCGTCAGGTGCGCGGCCATTTGCTGGCGCAGGTTATTCATCGCCTGGTAGTGCTCCGGATCAGCCTTGAGGGAAGCCTGCCAGATCGCATCGTTAAGCGCGTCGCGCAGGGCCAACACATCGTCGGCCACCGGTACGTCCCGGCGCTGGACCGGTTGCACGGCCTGTTGCGCCACCGACGGCGTGGCGTCCAACTTGACCACAGGCGCTGCCACCGGCATCGCCGCAATCCATTGCGCGGCCTGCACCAGCAGTGTGTCCTGCACCAGATCGGCCACGGCCTGGGCCGCGGCCGTGGTGTCCTTGCCGGTGGTGAGTTTGGGCGCGTCGGCCTTGCGAATGGCTTCCACCTGTTGCGACACGCTGGCAATCACGCCGCGATAGCCGTCACGGGCAAAGTCCTTCAGCTCGCGGATGTCGCCCAGCAATCCCTTGAACTCGGCCACCACGTCCTTGGGCAACGCTTTCACCGCCTTGACCAGGTCGCTGAGTTGCCGATAGGTCTCGATCAACGGCTTGAGCTCCTGCTCGATCACCGCGTAGACATCCTTGAGGCTGTTGCGCAGGTCCGCGATGCCGATCCGTGCAGCTTTGATCACGGCCATGGCGTCTTCGAAGCGCCGCACCGTCGAACCGAGGAAGCTGTCGGCCGAGACCAGCAGCAGTTTCTGGCTGTTGATCGTGGCCGAGGGAAATTGCAGCGGCTGGTCGGGGTAGAACTTCAGGGCGAACGTCACCAGCCCGCCGTCCTGGCGGGTCTGGGTCATGTCGCATTCGCCGACCTTGACCTGCATGCGTCCCAGCCATGGATGCACCAGCTCGCCGCTGCCCTGTTCCAAAGCCTTGAGCAGCTTGTCACGCTGCTCCAGGCAGTCAGGGCCGACGATGAACGCGGTCAGCTCATGAATCTTCGCCTGCTGGCCAAGCCCTTCGAAAAACGGCTGGTCGCGTTGGGGATATTCATGCAGCTGGCCCTTGTGGCCGACCGGGGTTTTCGCCTGATCGACCCAGAACCCGACGCCACGAAACGACGCCGGCAACAAACGATCACGCCAGCTCATTGGAACCTCCTGTGGAAAGTGAGCGATAGCCAATGCGCGAACTCACCGCCAGGGCCGGTTGATTGGTCTGTGGCGGATCGGCGCGCAACCCGGCCGGCGCGTTTTCGAAGCGCACGGTCAGGCCGCCTTCGAGTTGCGTGCGGTTGTTGGCGGCGCTTTGTTGCACCAGGGCACTGGAGGTTTGCGGCAATGCACCCGGTGCCAGCGAGGTTTTCGCCGGCACGTTACCGGACGCGGGCGCCAGGCTGGAAGGCAGGCCCGGAGGCTGTTCACTGGCCCCGCCAAAAAACACCGGCGCCAGTTCACCCTTGCCTTCGGCATTGGTCTTTTGTTGCGCCTCGGTCAGTCCTTCGACCTTGCCAGTGAATGTGGCGATGACTTCACCGAAGCCTCCATTGAAGAACGCCTTGATCGGCGCAATCACACCCTGCAGTTCATCCCACCATTGGCTGAACCACTGCCCCACAGGTCCCCACTGTTTGGTCAGGCCCTCAATGGGCGACCAGTCGAACAAACCGCTGAACACCGCCAGCATGATCGACACCTGGTTGCGCACGCCCTCCCAGATCCCGGCGAAGACTTCTCCGATCGTGCCCCAGTTGGCCATGATCAGTCCCAAGGGCGTCCAATCGAACAGGCCTTTCAGGGCATCCATCACCGGCACGGTCAAGGCCTTGAGCAGATCCCAGATCGCCGCGAATAACCCGGTCAGGGGCGTCCAATTGGCAACGATCAAACCCAGGGGTGACCAGGCGAACAGCGTCTGCATGAAACCGATGACCGGCGTTGCCGCCGCCACGATTACATTCCAGAGCGCGCCAAAAAAGCTGCTGATCGGGCCCCAGTTGCTGATCACCAGCCCCATCGGGGTGAAGGCGAACATCGTCTTGAAGAACTCGACCATCGGCAAGACGATCGGCGCAAGCCGCTGCCAGAGTCCGGCGAAGAACGCCGAAATCGGCGTCCAGTAGGCAATGATCATCCCTGCCGCCAAGGCGATGCCCATGGCAATCAAGCCGATTGGATTCATCTTCAAGGCCAGGTTGACCACTTCCATTGCCTGGCTCGCGCCACTGACCGCCGTCTGGATCGCGTTGAACGCTACGACGCCATTCGCCAGGCCCTGTACCAGTTGCGGGTTGTCCTGCAGCACCTGGGCCACGCCGCTGACCATGGGCTGCAAACTGACCGCCACCGCATTGACCGCCGGCCCCAAGGCCGAGCCGAACTGCACCGACACGTTGCTGATGGAAGTCTTCAATCCATCCAGGTTCTGTGCCGCTACACGAGGCGCTTCAGGCGCCTGGACGGCGCTGGCCGCCGAGCTCGCTGCGCCCGCTTCGTCCTTGAAAGCCAGCGCCGACTTGAGCCCGTCCATAAATGGTTGGGCCAGGCCGCCGCTGGGCAGCAGACCGGAAATATCCAGGCTGCCCAGGCCCGTGGCGTCGAGGTTCTGCTTGAAATTCGCGACCTTCGCACGAAGCCCGGCGAGCTTGGGTGACAGCTCATCGATGCCGGTCAGCAGCACCGCTTTTTTCTCTACCGTTTGTGTGTCTGCCATCACTGCACCTGCTGCATCGCATTGATCCGTTGCGCGTGCTCCAGGGATTCGCGGAGCACATCCAGTGGCCTGGCCATCATCTGTTCGGGATCAACCTTCCAGAACCAGGCCAGGTCATAGGCGGCGGCGATCAGGTCGCCGATGGTTGCGACGCCGCACTCATGAAAAAACTCGCGACAGCCCAGCTCAGCGCGTTGAGATCAGCCAGGTCCAACTGGTTGACCGACGACGGCGGGATGCCGGCGCACACCGCGATGTATTTGGCCGCGACGTCCATGTCCAGGCTCACCTCCTCAGTCTTGTCGATCTTGTACGGCAGCGCCTTGATCGCCCGGACTTCCTGCACCGTCGGACGGCGCAGGGTCAGTTCGCTCACAGGCTCGCCGTGGGCCTCGATGGCCACGCGCAGCGTTACGACATCGCTCATTGCCAGGTCCCCTTGATGCCTTCGAATTTCAGCTCGATGGTGGCGTCGTCGCCTTTGGAAACCGGCTCTTCCACCAGGTAGGCGCCGGCCAGCACGTAGACCTTGCCGTTGTTGAATTCGCAGGTGACGGTCATGTCGGTGCCGGCAACCAGTTGCTTGAGCGGGAAGTCCGCGGTGTGCAGCGCCGTCACCTTGAAGGACGGGGCAATGTCGGTTTCCTTGTAGAAACCCGGTACGACGGTTTCGCGTTTGGTGAACATCAGTGGCGCTTCGCAGCCACCGTTGATGGTCAGTTGAGCGCCGTCCACTTTGACGTAGCAGGTGCCCGCAATCAGTTGACCCATGGTGTTTCTCCCTTCAATAAAAAGCCCACGCGAGGTGGGCTGAATTCATGCGATTGAACGCGACCTTCAGGCGGCGGCGTCGTATTGCAGGCGGAACTGGTTGAGCAGCGCGAACACCCGCAGGCCATTGATGTAATCCGGCGGGAACAGCACATTGACCCGGCTCGGGTCCTGACTGTCACGCTCGACAACAAGGTGCTCGGCGAACAGCTCGGCGTTTTCCACGTGGCCTTCCAGTTCGAGCTTGGCGTACTGGGCGATCAACTCACCGCGAATCGTGCTCGGGGTCACGATGGGCTGGCCGGCGCCGAAACGGGTGCCGTCGGCGGCCAGTTTGTGGCGACCGTACTTGCTGGTGATCACGCTTTGCAGGCGACGGACGATGAACGCCGACTGGTGCATGGTTTCGCTGTCCAGGTAGGAATTGTCCGCCTGGCCGAAGGCATTCTTCTGATAGGTGGTGATGGAACGCTGGATGCGTACATAGCCACCTTCGTAATAAGCGGTCGCGATGCCGTAGTTGAGCAGCGACTGGCGCTCGGTCAGGGTGAAACGTTCGCTGGCCGGTGCCGGGTCCAGGCCTGGCAAGCTGCCGCTTTGGGTCGGGCGGCTGGCGTCGGCGGAGATGAACACCGCCGTGCGCGCAGCCAACGCAGCGGCCTGGACCCAGAACGGTTGCGGTACGCCCAGCTCCAGGGCCTGGATGGTCATGTGCTGGTCGTTGCGCGCCTGACCGGCGGCGACCAGGGTGCCGAGGGTGCCGCGCTTGGCGCTATAGACGTGGCCGAACAACTGCTTGGCCCAGGACCAGCGACCAGTGCTGTCGTCCATGACCGCTTGCCAGGTGTTGAGGCTCGCCACATCGGACCAGGGCATGGCGATGAACTCGAACGGCTCGTCGCCCAGGGCCGCGACCGCAGCGGTCTGGTCCGGCACACCGGCGCCGCCGGTCATCGTGGTGATGGCGGTGGTCAGCCCCGCCGGGGTGTTTTCGCCATTGCTCTTGCCCAGGCGATTGAATTGCAGGCTGATGTCGTTGCCGCTGTCACCGGTCCATTTGGCGCTGAGGGTCACCACACCTTCGGCGGCCGCAGCGGTCACCGGCAGGTCGGCGGCTGCGTTGATTTTCAAGGCCAGCGCAGTGGCGGCCTGCGCCGCCGTGGCACCGTTGACGATGGCGGCCTGGACGCGCACACCGCCGACGTACAGGTTGAGCACACCGCTTTCAGTCGCGGCGCCGGTGAGGGTCAGCACGCCCTGGGCGATGGCGCCTTCGACGTTGTGCAGCGGCAGGCACCAGATTTCACCGAGTGGGTCGGTCTTGCGCCAGGTCTCGTACATCGAGGCGAGCATCGAGCCCTGCCCGCCGATGTTCTTGGCCAGCGCGACGCTGGACACCAGCACCAGTTTGCCGACCTCGGCCGGGGCGACGTTGTCGTTGACCTGGGCGACGATCAACCGGCGCATGGCCGATGACGCGCTATTGGCGGCCGAGTTGTCCATTTCGGCGTAAAACAGCGGTACACGAATGTCCGCGGGAATGTTGCTGAATCCAATCGCCATTATTTGGCTCCCTGTGGTTTTGCCGCTTTCACGGCTTTGGTAGTGATATCGCCATCGGCCAGACGTCGACGCCACCAGGCGTTGTCCGGCACTTCACGGCCTTCGAGGGGCAACAGATCGCCCGCTTCCGGGTCCGGTACGGCACGGCCCGGGGCCGGCAGCACGGTGATGCGTTTGCTCATGGGGTTACGTCTCCAGAGAAAGTCAGTTCCACGCGCCCGTCGGGGCCGGGACGTTTCAGGTTGGGGTCCGCCGGGTCGATGGCATCGACCCGCACGGTGGCCCCGGTAAAGGACGACAAGCCGTCCAGTTCACGCTCGTGCCAGCTTTCGGCAGGCTGGCTCGCCAGATTGCGGCCCAGCTGGAACTCGGCGAAAAAGCGCAGCCGGTACAACACGCGGCTGCTATTGATGGAAACCAGTTCGCTGCCGTCATATCCAATGCCGGTGTACTCGGCGCCCGGCTTGAACCCCACCAGCGCGCGCCACAGTTCGGCCCGCAGGTCGTGCAACAGATCCAGCGCTTTTGTCGCGTCAGTGGCGTCGAGCACCAGCACGGCATCGAAGCGATCACGTACCGCTTGCAGCGTGACGTTCTGAGCCGCGTTCTTGCTGGCAATGTCGGCGGTTGGCAGGACATAGGCACAGGGTGTTTGCAGCGGGGTCTCGGCTTGCAGCGTGGCAAGGTCAAAGCCTGCGGCCACGCGCTGGGCGAGCGTCGGGCATTGCTCACGCAACTGCGTGAGGATCGGTGTGATCTTCATGGAGGGACTCCAGTATCTGAAGGTGCGAGTCAACCCTGTGGGAGCGGGCTTGCTCGCGAAAGCGGTAGGTCAGGCAACTCTGATGTTGGATGTGCTGGCGTCTTCGCGAGCAAGCTCGCTCCCACAGGGGATTGGGGTCAGGCCTTGGCATCCAGACAGGTTGCATGAATCAAGCAGCGATAGCTTTTTTCCCGATCACCACTGGCGGTGACCTTGTCGATCGACCAGCGACCGCGCATGAAATCCGGCCAGGTCGGGTCCAGCAGTACGATGCCCTCGGCGGAGAGTCCCGGATTGCCGGGGCATTCGATGCTCACCTTGAGGGCTTCGCGCATCATTCGGCGCACCTCGCCTTCACCGGCGGCGCGGGCATCGTCTGCGCTCTGGAAGCGCTGGCGCAGGGTCTTGAACGGCGCGAGGCCGCTCTCCTCGACCTGCAGTTTGCCGGCCGCCGCATCCCACCAACGGGTCTTGCAGCCCTGATATTTCGCCCGGGCGGTTTCATCCAGCTTGGCCGAGGTAAAAGCGTGGTCGCCCGGGCGGTTGTTGGTGGTCACCGAGAGTTTCATCTCGGGCAAGACCTTGCCCGACAATGACTTCGCCTGACCGCGCCGAGCCAGCACATACAACTCGTTGATCGGCTTGGCGACAGCGTCATAACGGTGGGCCAGACGCGTGAGGAAACCCATGTCGGTTTCGTTGGTCTGGTCGACATGCTCGATTTTGATCAGCGACAGGTCCGGCGCCACCCGCGGGGAAAAACCGTGCCTGGAGGTCAATTGCCGAAACAGCGTCCCCAGGGTGGTCGGGCCATGACTGACGGATCGGCGTTGCTTGAACCCGGTCTGGTCCGCGGCACTGAAGGGTGCGGCCATGGCCACCAGCACGAGTTGCAGGGGAAACAGGAACGGCGTGCGCCGGGTGATGACGAACTCGCCTTTATCCACCAGCCCCGACTCCAGATAACCGACCCGCAGGCCAATCTTGCCGCCAAGGCTGGGCAACCCTTCGAGCCCGTCCAGGCTAATGGTGAGCGTCAGCTGATCGGACTCGATACCCGCCGCGTCGACATGCTCCCACTTGAGCAGGCGTTCGTTGAGCAGTGCAGCGTTCGCACCATAAATTTCCACCGCAGGCGTGAAACCCAGTGACATGTTGCCTCCTTAATCCCAGGCCGAAACCGGTGGGGTTGCCACGGGCTTGAGGTCCACTTCCGGCAAGACCACCCATACGCCTGCAGGCAATACCGGGCCCCATTCAGCCAAGCCCGGATTGAGCAGCCAGAGCGCCTCCTCGACGATATCGTCACAACGCTCAAGCTCGCGGTACAGCAACAGATTCACCGAATCACCGGCGATACTTCGAACCCTACGCATTGGCGAACTCCGTCAATTCAACCACCCAGCCGACCACCATCGCCGTACCGTCATCAATGATCTCGGTCTGGGTTTCCGTCACCTTGGTGATCTGCCACAGGCCCCAGTTGCGGCCGATGCCATCGACCAACGGCACAGGCACGCGCTGCGCCTGCAAGGCGCGCAACTCATCGAGGCGATCCATGGCGGTCGCGTACATCGACTTGCCGGTGATCGTCAGCCCTTGCAGGCCTTGGCCGACCTGGCTGGACTTGGGTTTGCTGGTGAGGATGTCGATGCTCTTCCAGCCACCGTCCGAGGTGCGTACCAGGCTGTGGTACGCAAAGTTTCTCGACAGACCGAAAATGAAACTGCCGAGTGCCATTTGCTGACGCATCACGTACCTCCGTCGGTCAGCGCCGCGTCACTGCGCATGGCGAGTGAGTTGGGCATGGTCGTTAAGCCGAATTGGCCCGAGAGCTGCTGCACCACCAGGTTGGCCAACTGACTCGCGCTGGCCTGGTCCTGGCCGTTGATGTAGATGTTGGCGGTCATGGTGTTCTGTGTGGTTGCCTGGGTGCTGGCCAGGTCTTTGCTGACCTGGTCTGGAGCGGCGAGTCTGTCGGCGGGGGCAACGAGCTTCTCACCCAGAGACGCGCCGGCATCGCTCCCCAGCCAGCCGCCCAGCAGTCCGCCAATCAGACCACCAATGGCAGTGCCGAGCACCGGAACAACACTCCCCAAAGCGGCACCGGCCGCAGACCCCGCAGCAGCGCCTGCCCAGCCGCCACCTGCGGCGCCCAGGCCTGCGCCCATCATTCGTTTGTCGCCGGTCAGCACACCCTCGGCCACATCAGCGACGGCGCCGACTATTTTTAGCGGGCCGGGCGCCCTGCGAGTCATCGAGCGTAATGAGGCGGTTGGCGCGAGTGAAAAACGCCCTGCGCCTCCCCGTAAGTCTTGTGTTCTGACGCGTATTTTCGGCATGGATTCGGGACGCTGGTTGGCATTGCTTGTATCCAGCTTGCCCACACGAGGATTTCTGAAATCATCGGAGATCACCTCACCCAATCGGCCGGGAAGGTGCGGAGCGACCCTACCCAACACCCGCTTGGCCACCTGATTGGACATCTCATCCCCTACAGCCTTGAGCAGCGCGCCCACCAGCGGTTTGATCGCTGCGCCAATCAACACGATGGCCGCGGTGGCTTTAGGTGAGGACTCAGCCAACTCACTCATGCCATCGGCCAGCGATCCCAGCCACTGGAACGAGGTATCTGCCGAAGGCATCAGGGCGTTGCCAGTGGCCACCGACAAACGCTCGTTGCGGGCATTGAGGATGTTCAGCTGGCCCTGCCGGGTGTTCGACAGCGCCAACGCGTCCTGGCGCACCGAACCGTTGTTGCCCAATTGCGATGTGGCGTATTGGCCTGGGTCTTTCACCTGCCAGAACGCGGCGTTCACATCGTCGAGTTTCTGCGACATGCGCAGCACCGCAGCATCCCCAGAGCCAAACAGCGAAGAGGCAAGGGTCGAACGTTTTTCGGCCGGTTGCGCGTTCAAGGCCGCCAGCACCGACATCACTGTCCCCGGCGCGGCATCCTTGTCACGCAGCCCACTCGCCACTTCCTTGGGATCAAGCCCCAGTTGCTTCCAGGCCGCTTGCTCGGTCGCGGAGGCCTGATCGCCCTTGCCTAAAGCGGTCGTGAATTGATCGAGCGCCACACCCGCTTCAGCTTGTTGCGCGCCGGTATTGAGAAGTGCCGCCGTCAGTGCCGCAGCTTGGGCAGGCTGCAGGCCCGCCGAGGTCGCAGCCGCACCGTCACGCTGCAACACCGTGCCGATCTCACTCGCTTTCGCACCATTGGGCAGCTTGCCCAACTGGTTGGTTGCATCCGCCAAGTCAAAGGCTTGAGCGCCGCTGAGCTTCATGGAGATGCGCCAGTCGGCGAGCATCTCCGCAACCTCCATGGCCGGCCTCCTGGACGCCGTCGCGATGACGGCAGCATCCGAGGCGAAACGCGACAGTTCCTGCGGTCGGTCCGAGGCATCGGGCAAATCGTTACCGATGCCTTTTCTGGCCGCCAGGCTTTGCATCCCCACAACTTCAACCGCCGTGGTGCCCCCGGCCGCCACCAGCTTAGCGGTGGCGACGTGCCGGGTTGACTCAGTCGTCTGTTCGATCTGGCGAGGGGTAAATCCGGTGACCTGCTTCAGATCGGCCATGGCCGAATCCATCGCTATCGCGGGCTTGAGCAGCGCCGGTGGTTCGATACCGCCACTCGGCTTGCCCTTTGACTCACTGGCCGACTCACCCTTGGCGCCAGCCCCCATCGTTTGGGAGAACAATCGCTGCGCCGAAAGCTTCACCGTCAGCGACTCGATCGCTGTGGTCAGCAGGCCGAGCTTGAGCCCGAGTTTTTCCAGCGCCAGATCGAGGCTCGACAGCTGATCCCTGGCGAACGTGCCTTGTGCTGACACGCCACTGGTGAGGCTGGTATTACCGAACGCCAACCCAGGCACATCGAAGGCTGCGTATTTGAGCGAATATCTATCGTCCGCCATCCCGCTCTACTCCTGTTTCACGCCAAGGCGAGTGATCGCGATGTCGTATCGGCGCAAGGCCTTGCCGGCGTCCCACTCCAGGATTTCCGCCTCACTTACCGAGTAAATGAGCGGCACCACATCGAGGATCACTTCGATGTCGCGCTCCGAAAGAAGTCCGCCGGTTTGTTTAAAAAATCGTCGATGCGCACCTGAAGTTGTGTCCAGTCGGGCACGGTCAGCAGGTCCAGATCGGGAATCATCAGGCCGGTGCAATGGGCGGTGATGAACTCGGCGCGTTCCTTGGCCGTCTTCAGTTTTTTCATCGCCTTGGTGGCACGCAGCACCGGCATTTCCAGGGTCAGCGCAGTCAGGCTACGGCCCGCGACGTCGAGCGGTTGCAGCAGTTGCACTTGGTCGGGATCGGCCTGTGGCTCCTCCAGAAAATACGACGCCGGGCGCGTGGACATTTCGTGCACGTACTGGGCAATGCTGACGTAGTCCGGGCGCTTGAGCTGATCCAGCTCCTTGACCGACAGGCCGGTGGCCAGTTTGGCCAGCTCGAAGAACTGGTCGTCTTCATCATCACCGGCGCGGGCCAGGGCTTCTTTCTGCGCGGCGTAGAAGAGGGGTTTGAGTGGGAGCTGTTCGATCTGCGAATCGTCGTCACCAATGATCGGCGACAGCAATACGTGAACGGGAGGTGTCCAGGGCATGAAGTGAATTCCTTGATGAACAGGGAGAACGAGCACCCTGTGGGAGCGGGCTTGCTCGCGAAAGCGGTGGGTCAGTCAAATTCATGTTGAAGCTGATGGCCTCTTCGCGAGCAAGCCCGCTCCCACAGGGACTGCACCTTTAAGGCAACAACACCGCACGGCGCGCATCACCGAGAATGTCGACGCCGTTGAGCACGAATTTCTGGGTGCGCACGTCGATGTCGATCACCGGGACGCCGTTTTCCAGGCGGTTGTAGGTGCGGCAGGACAGCTCAAGGTTGGTCTTGGGCTTCTCGGTCATTTTCAGCGGGGTTTCCTCGAGGGATTTCAACTTGCCGCCCACCGTGTGGTAGGTGAACCAGGTGTTGCCGTCCTGGTCCTGGCCGGCTTCACGCACGTTCAGCAGAATGTCGTCGCCCACGCTCACGCCCAGCGCCAGCATGACTTCCGGGCCGAGACCTTGCAGCGTCAGCTTGGCCGTCAGCACTTTGCCGCCCTTGGCCATTTCCTCGCCAATGAAACGGCCGCCGCGCATCTCTTCCATTTCGAATTCGATTTTCGGCGGGGTGAAATCTTCCACGGTCGCCGACAACGGCAAGCCTTGCAGGGTGGCCGCGATGGCCTGTCTTACGCGGTTGGTAAACATTAGAGAACGTCCTCCAGGAACTGCTCGATGATTTCATCGCGGGCATTGAGTTGATAAATCATGTGTTCGTTCGGCGCGTAGCGGCCGTAGTCGATGACCACGTACCAGGTGCCGTTCTTGTACTTCTCGACGCTGTTCAATTCCGGGTGCAGGTACACGCTGCCGCCAGGAATGGTTTCGTCGGCGACCAGGGTTTGCAGCCAGTCGTTGATGCGCTTGACCTCCTGGTCCATGAACGACTTGGTCAGGTTCTTGGCCATGGCCTTCTGGCCGGCCTTCACCAGCTTGCGGCTGATGGCATCTTCCAGGCCGACATAGCTGATGAACTTGCCGGTGATGGAACGGTTGCCCAGCAGCGAGAAGCCGCCGAGGATGGTCCGGGCGTAGTAGCTGACGCCGTAGCGGTTGAGCAGATCGCCTTCGGTGGAGGTGTCGAGGATGTTGTATTCGACGGTGCGCGAGACGTCTTCGGCGTAGGTCACCTGGTTGCCCGGGCTCTCCCATTGCTTGACCTTGGCGAGGGCGGCGATGGCCAGGCTCGACGGGGCCAGGAAGACGTTTTTCTTCGCGGCCTTGGAGTACACCGCCGGCATGTTGTGCACCACCAGGCAACGGTCGAAACCCAGGTCCGCGCCGCCCAGTTCCTGGCTGTAGGTCACTTGATCGGCGACCGAGGCGTCCTTGCCATCGAGCACCACACGGGCCTTGATGCGTTTGCCGAACGAAGCGAACTCGCTGGCCACCGCCTTGGTGCCGGTGAAGCCCGGCGCGCCGATGATAGTCAGGTCTTCGGCAACCCCGCTCAACGCCGCCAGGCCCAGCTTGCGGCCGGTCTGCGCTTCGATACCGCCGATCACATTATTCTGCGTGTCGGCCAGCGTCGCGCCCTCTTCGACGATGACCACGTACACCGGCACCTTGACCACTTTGAGGATCTGGTAGACGGCGTGGAACAACGTCCCCGCCTCGGCTCCACTCGGGTCCAACTGGGCCTGGGTGGTGAAGCTGTTGATGCGGAACGGGGTGTTTTTCGGAATCAGCGCGTTGGCATTCGGCGCGGTGCCGACCAGCCCGATGACGTTGTCCCCCAGGCCACCCATGGCCTCGGGAGATTCAGTGGCATTGACGGTAATGCCGTTGTGCTCGAAGTTCAAAACCTCAGCCATGGTTATTCAGCCTTTTTGGTGGCGGCCTTTTTGGCCGGGGTGGTTGGGATGGCTTGCATGTCGACAGCTTGTTTGTGCGCCTCCAAGACGCTAGTCAGCTCAAGGCGACCGGCACTGCGTAAGGCACTGGCCTCGACATCCAACAGTTCCAGCTTCTGGCCGGCGCTCGACCAATGACCGCCACCGGTAGGGAATGGCAACAGCACGGTGTATTGCTTACGAATGGGCATCTACGGTCTCTCCAGATGCGAAAACACAAAAGCCCCATAACGGGGCTCAATGCGGGCGAAAAAAAACCGCTGTCGCGGTCGTGGGTTACTTGACGAAATCTGGCAGCACAGGCCAGAGCAGCCTGGAGGGCTCCGCATCCGTTTCGGGGATGTCTCGCAAGGCCTGGCGATAAGCCTTGATCTCGGCAAGCTGGGTTTCTGTTGCGGGAAAGTCCGCTAATTGTGTGAAGTCCGTGTCTCGCAGCAGTTGGTTGCGGCGGGTGCGGATGGCGGCCCATTCAATTTCACGCGACGTTACGGCGATCGAAGTTTCGGGGGTGTCATTGTTGGACAGATCAGACATGTTCATTCCTTAGCTGAAAAGCACGGTTTCGGCCAGCGACAACTTGGTGGTCAAATCCCCAAGATTGAATAGCCGACCATTGCCCACGCGCATGGTGTCAATGCGCACGGTGGTGTAATAAATGTTGGGAATCAGAATTCTCATGACGACATTGCCGTTCGTGTCGGCATAGACAGCAGGAGTCATATTTCCAAAGGTCGAAACGCTTTGCAGGACCCGAGTGGGCTGGTAGGAATACCCCACCAGCGTTTCGTCGATTATTTTGGCTGTGCCGTAGCTGTAGCCCTTGATGTTGAACCAGAACATCTCCGAATTGACATTGATGTTAAGCGGCACTTTGAAATGCATGTACACATTTGAACTGGCGCCTAGGTTGGTGGAAACGAAATCACCCTGTGCTGTTGCGCCATAGACGCCGCCAGTTCCATAGACGTGTCCCTGCAGAATATTGCGACGAATAGTGCCCAGAGCACTTGGATCCCCCTCCACATCCTTCAGGCTTCGCCACTCATTGAACTGCGTCAAAGCCGTGGCCATGGTCGTGTTGATACTGCCGATTTTCCCATTGACCGCCGTGGTCAAGTTGTTGGCCGCCGATACCAGCGACGCGATAGTGGTTTCCAGACTCACATTCAGGTTCCTTTTGCTATTTGATTATTTGGCTTCTAGCGCCATCACTCGAAACATCAGGCCAACGTGCCGCGCCATGTTGTCGATATTGGCGGTAGCCAACGTGGCGATTTCTTCACTCAATAGAATGTTCAGGCTGTCGGACCCGACCACCACCGTGACGCTTTGCGCAGGCAACGGTGAAATATCCAGCGTGAACTTTTGCAATACTCGCGCTGCAGAGGCTTTGTAGGTCAGCAGTTTTCCAGCCACCGAATACACCGCCAACAGCGTGCCGGTGGAAAGATAAAAACCGAACTCGCCAATCTCATATTCATCCGGCCCCTCAAACAGAGCGGCCATTCTCAGTTGCCCTGGATCCAGGTCTTCGTAATCCACGATCGCCACGCGCTGCCGCTCATTGCGAAGCGTCGTTTCCGACCCGTCGGGATCGTAGCGGGCGGTGCCGGCACCGATGTGAGTGATCTCACCTTTCAAGCCTTGGTTTTTTGCCTGCAACACTTCCGCCAGGCCGGCGGAAGTGAAGCGAACCAAGCGCGTAATGTCTTCTGTCATGGCTGCGCCCTGAGGTCGTAATCGTTAATGGTGTAGCGTTGGGAAATCCCAATGCCTATAAGCCGCGTACCGAGTTCAAATACCGGAAGTGCCCCGCACAAAAACAGTTCACCGTCGCCCAGCGGTCCGTGCAAAACGGCCGCCGCTGCCAGGCCACCGCTCGTTTGATGCACGACGGTGATGGTGGCTTGGTCGCGCTCGCTCTTGGCTGCATTGATTCGCTGTATCAGGCGATTGTGATCACCACTCGCCCAGCCTTGGCCGATGATGGCTTGCACATCAAAAGTGTAAGGATGGGCATGAGGTTGCTGTTCGTACCAAGCGGTGACGTGGGGTGTGAATCCCAGAGACTCGACAGCGTGGTTCAAGGCCTGGCGACTGCCAGCCTGGCGCTGGATCTGCCAGGACAGTGAAACCGTCAGACGTTTTTCCTGATCGCTGGCTCCCGCATCCCACTCGCTAACGCCGCGGTCCCCCGCCAGATAAGGCAAGAAAGCGGATGGGGTCTGACTTGGGTTCATCAGCTCGGGAAACGGCGGATCGATGCGTTCGAGCAGCCGAGCGAACCCCAGATCCAGTGCCCTTTCCAACGGTGAACTGTTGGCCGGCAGCAAGCTCGGGCGAGGTGTGTCGTCACTCATAACGTATCCACCTCGACCTCGATGCCCGTGCAGTACGGGGCTTGGAAAGCCGTTGTCACAATCGGTGCAAGCGGTTCGAGAATCTGCAGCTGAACCGCGCCGGCGCTGTGCAGCGTGTAGTCGATCCAGCTCGGATCCACCCGCCCTTCCAGGCGATGACACGCCTCGGCGTATGCCTGTAACTGCTGCTCGGCGGCAACCTGGGTCAGCCCTGAATCCGGGCCGGCATTGATCTTCGCCACGACGCGGATTTTGTAGGGTTTGATCTGCGCGGCCTGCACGATGACCAAGTCCGTTTCCGGTCGTACATCAGGCCGGGCGAAATGTTGGCGAACACCGTCGAGCAGTGCCTCGGTCGGCGTGCCGTCGCCGTCACGGGACAGCACCGTGACCGTGACTTCGCCCGGCGCGGTGCGGCGTCCGTTGCCGTCCTTGACCTGCGCCGCATGACCGTCGGGGTCGAAGGTGTAGGTGACGGTCACCACGCCCGCCGAGGCGTTTTCCACCTTCACCGCTGGCCGTTCGCCAAGGGTGAAGATCTCCCGCCGATACTGCATACGCGAGCCTGCCGCCGGGGCATGGGGCGCCAGGTAATAGCGTAACCGGGCATCGTCATCGCTCTCGTAGACCGGAGGAATGGGCGGGAAGGCCGCCGGGTCGCCCGGATCGAGCAACTGGCGTTCAAGGCCCATGTCCGCGAGGCGAGCGTCGAGATTGGTGCCCGTGGCCCACCACGCCAACATCTGCTTGATGCGGGCGTTGTATTTGCGTTCGTGGGTTTGCAGCCGGACACAGAACGCCTCGAGGGCCAGGGTCAGCAGTTCGCTTTCGTTTTCGAGGCTGTCCACCAGCTTCGCCGCGCTGGCGGGAGAGCGTGCGCCGACATACTCGACCACGAAGGTCTTGAACTCTGCGAGCAAGTCCTCGAACGCTTCGACGGTGACGATGGCCGGTTCGGCCAGTTGGTTCTGGCCGGGTATCAGCATGCTCATGTCACCACCTCGAAAGTCTGTTTGCGGTTTTTCCAGGTGCCGGCAAAACGCAACAACAAGCCGGCACCCTGTCGGCTGGCGACAATGACCCCTGGCTCGAAATCATCGATGCCGTTGTCCGGGTTGTAGAACGCTTGGGCCGCGTGGCTCTGGGCAAGGATCAACAAGTCGTCACCGAGGTTCTGCCCCAGCAGCTGCGTGAGTGCGCAGCCATACAACGGACGCTTCTGGCGAGTGCCCAACGGCGTGGTCAATGCACGGGTGGCGCGCTGCACGAACTGCAGCCAGTCGTCGACCGTGGCGCCGGTATTTCGATCGATTCCAATCATGAGGAAATCTCTTATGCGGTACTGATGACGCGTCCCTGGTGATCCACCACCGGGCCGCTCAGGTGCACGCCGGAGGCGTCGAGACGAATGCCGACGGCGCCGACTTGCAATTCGATGGTCTCGGGCGTCATCGCCAGCCGCGACGGGCCAATGTTCAACTGCAGGGCATCACGAGAACCGCTGAACGCCGCGGGGCCGTTTTGCCAGTGCAGGACATGGCTGGCATGGTCGTAGCCGTTTTCCGTACCGTCCTGATAGAGGCGCCGCGTCAACGAGGCCTGGGTCGAGACGGGCGGGAACTGACCGCCGTTGAGACCAAACAACGCCACCGCCTGCCCGCCGCCTTCGCCGCCGCCATGGTTCAGCAACAGGCATTGCTCGCCCACGGACGGAATCCGCGACTCGCTCTGGGCGCCGGCGCTCGGGTTGAAAAAACGGATCGCTGGGGTCAGCAGTCCGCCATGACTGACCTTGCAGGTGTTGCGGGCCGCATCGACTTCCTGGCAAACGCCGATGCGGCAGAAACTCTCCGCTCGCCGGTGCAAGTCTTCCAGCTCGGTTTCCATCTGCGCCAGACGCTCGATGATCGGCCCCAGATGCATCCGTAACAGCGCATCAAACATGGCTCAGCCCTCGAGTGCGGTGTATTGATCCGGGTCGTCGATGTTCGACACTTCCCAGGTACGGGCAAACTTCGGGATGCCCAGCGGGTCCTCAAGCAGCGTCGGGCCGAGGTACAGGGTTTGGTTGAAGGAAAGGGTCCAGGCGGTGTATTGCCGTGCCGGGTTGATGAACGTGGACGGCAGGCCATCGAGCTCCGTGGGCAGGTCGCATTGATCGCCCGACAGCCCCCAACGGTTATCCATGACCAGGTGTTTCAGCTCAGCGGCCAAGTCGCAGGCCTCCCACCCCGGCACGGCCATGACCACTTGCAGGGAAACCGTCAGGAGATGAGCGATGCGCCCGTCGTTGGCGCGGTGGCCGGGCGCATCACGCTCAAGAGCAATCAGCACCCAGGGTTGGTCGTCGGTGCCATCGAACTCCTGGGGGCTGCCGACTTTCAGGGCGGGATAAGTAGCGCGCAATGTCTGGGCAATGGCCGAGAACAACTGCGATGGTTTTTCGATGAGGGCTGGCATTGATCGCCTCCTTTTGTATGAATCAGCGCTGCCGATTCAGTGCTGGTCGGGAGGAAGGTCCCGCGGTGGCACGTCGCAGACGCCGATCCGCTTGGCGACCCAGCGCTCGTAAAGACCGATCGCCACATCGGCACCGGCCATGGCGGTCAGACAACCCAAGGCGCAGGCGCTCCAGATCGACATGCCGAGGGCGTACAACAGCATGGTTGCCGATACGCCGCAGACCACGCAGGCACCGGAGCGCAGAACCACGCGGCGCAGCAACGGCCAGCCACGGGCGCCCTCCTTGTCGGCGCGCCACATCTCGCCGGACACCCCGCCCACCAGGGCGAGCACGATGACCAGCCAGATCGGCATGTCCAGCAACGCTTGTTGCTCGTTTGTCATGTCACGCCTCCTGGGGTGATTGATGAATGGGTAGGACCGGGATCTTTTCCGGATAAGAAGATGGGATGGCGCCAAGTCATTGGCTAAATACCTTTGGCGACCTCTCCCTTGACAGCGGTTTGAAGTACCTCACGGCACAGGCATTCCAAAAAGCCCGGTCGCCCAGGCTTTTCAGTAATGCGCTTGATCTTTCGGCGCGACTGGCGCGGTACGGATCCATTCAAATTGTTCCTCCGGCCGCGGTCCCTGCCCGCCGGATAACTGCTTCTGGTGCTTTACGCTGCACACCCGGGTCAGTTGCCAACCCTCTGAACCGTTAAGGCCGGTTCATCGCTGCCTGTTGGTGGAACTAAAGAGCTTCGTTGCCAGCCGCTTTGTCGAGCGGCTTGGACACAGAATATGCATCGATGCATATACAGTCAATGCGTAAATGCATTTATTTATGCATGAAAAATGCGCAAATGCATGAAGCCCTTGGGAACACGGGGGTTGCGGGTTTTCAGGAGGCGAAAAAAAACCCGCACGGCGGCGGGTTTTATCTGACAGCGCAGGGGTTAACGGGCGTACATGCCCCACCAGAAGACGTGACCGAGGATGACGATTTGCTCGTCCTGCATTTCCTGGAAGGTGTAGTCCTCGTCCGGATGTTCATCGCGGTTGAAGCTGCGCAGACGGATGCCGGTGGGCAGGCGATAAAGCTGCTTCACCCGCAGTTGGCCGTTGTGGTTGATGGCGTAGAGGTCGCCGTCGACGATGTCGCCGATCCCACACTTGCCTGCGTTCACCCCAACCGTGGCCCCGTCGCGCAGCACCGGCAACATGCTATTGCCGCGCACCGTCACGCACTTGGCCTGGTCGAACTGCACGCCGTTGTGGCGCAGGCTGCGCTTGCCGAAGCGCAGGCTTGAGCGCTCGCTTTCCTCGATGACGAATCTTCCTGATCCAGCAGCCAATTCAACCTCGCGCAGAAAAGGGACCGACACTTCGTCTTCTTCGACGGGTGTTTCGTCGTCCCACAGGCTTATGTCCTTGAGTTCGGAATGCGGCTCGTCACGGCGAGTATTGCCAGCGGGCACAACGTCCGCGCGCCCGCGCAACTGATCGGTGCTCACGGCAAAATATTCGGCGATCTTCGAAATGTGTTTATCCGAAGGGTCGACGATCTTGCCGCTGAGGATCCGCGAGAGGGTGGACTGAGGCACGCCGGTACGCCGGTGAAGCTCCGTGGGGGAGATCCCGTGCTGATCGAGCAATGCTCTTAATACGGTAGAAACGTTGCGTTTTTGCATAACGCGCATAGTGCTTGTTCTTTTCGCAGAAGACAAATGCTGTTTCGCATAAATATGCAATATGTAGGAGCTGTCGAGTGCAACGAGGCTGCGATCTTTCCCCAGACACTTGAATCTCAAGCGAAAGATCAAAAGATCGCAGGCTTCGCCAGCTCCTACAAAAGCCAAACTCTCCCACCCGGGATTTGCCCTACACGCCCCCAAGAAAAGACTCCAAACCTGTCCTTCAAATGTGTGACGCAAGGCTACGTTTCCTTGCGCCTCTGCCTACAACTACGCCAGAATCCGCCGGCTTGTGCGCCTTGGGGCCCATCGGTACTTTTGATCCTGTCACTGCCCATCAGTGATCGGGTTTAGTCGCTCGGTATTCCAAGGTGCTCATTGCTCCATTCAGTCAGGTACTTCTATTCCTGCACTTGATGGTAGCTGTGCGCAGGGCGCCCTCGGGCGCGCCGGTTCCTTGGATCCCCGGTCGACTAACCTGCGTACAGCTGCCGCCCCTCGTTTAGTCGCGAGTGAGTGGTGGCTCAACTTCAAGGATCCATAGAATGCCGAAGAACACTCCAAATCCCCCAGACGATCACGTCTCCCGCAGCCAATCGGCCAACGCCAAAAAGCTCGACGACGCGGCCACTCGCGCCCTGGACTATTACCTCAAGCCGAAAGCCGACAAAGACACCGCCGACACACCCGACACCCTTTTCATCATCGCGCCTAACATCGACGCCGAATGCCTGCTCGCCAACCTCAGCGAAACCCTGGCCTCGGCCAACGCCATGGTCAGTGATCTGGCATTCGACCTGGAGGGCTCGCGACGGCATATCGCGCTGGGGGTCCAGCAGATGATCGAGCTGAGCCAGTTGCTGGCGAATCGGGCGCTGGATGTGGTTGAGGTGAGGTAGGCATCCATGATGCAAGCCGAGACCTAAGAGAAACCCGAGTAATCACTGTGGGAGCGAGCTTGCTCGCGATAGCGGTAGTTCAGATACAACTAAGTTGTATTGGCTGCCGTCATCGCGAGCAAGCTCCCACATTGGATCGGGGTACAGCCTGAGAGATAGGTCGGCTGTCAGGCCGCCTCGCGAGCAAGCTTTGCTCTCACAGATATGATGGGTGTACGACCGGGAGAACCAGGTCGGCTATTAGGCCGCCTCGATTTTGTTTTTGATCTGGGGCGCCCCGTTAACCACGATGCCTTCGTTCAGGCATGCCGAGCCTAGGCGAGGCACCGAGTGGTGGGGCAAAAGCGTTTTGCTTACTTTTGACTGGGCCGGCTTCCGGGCTCTTCAAAAGTGAGCCGCCGTCAGGGCGGAACCCTAAGCAGCCGTTACCGAAAAAACGGATAAGCCCCCAATCCCAAAAACCACTCACGCCTGGGTCCCCCCCGACCACCCATGTTAACCTTGCGCCCATCGCGGAAAAGCCGGGCCAATGCCCCTCCTTTTGCCCTACACCTTTCAACGAGCTCGCCTGACACCCATGAATACCGCCGTGAACGACCTCTCCAGCCACACGCCGATGATGCAGCAATACTGGCGCCTGAAGAACCAGCACCCCGATCAGCTGATGTTCTATCGCATGGGCGACTTCTACGAGATCTTCTACGAGGACGCGAAGAAGGCCGCCAAGCTGTTGGACATCACCCTGACGGCACGTGGGCAATCGGCGGGCATGGCCATTCCGATGTGTGGGATTCCTTACCACGCGGCAGAAGGTTACCTGGCCAAGCTGGTCAAACTCGGCGAGTCCGTGGTGATCTGCGAGCAAGTCGGCGACCCGGCCACCAGCAAAGGGCCGGTGGAACGCCAAGTCGTACGGATCATCACCCCAGGCACGGTCAGTGACGAAGCCTTGCTGGATGAACGCCGGGACAACCTGATCGCCGCCGTGCTGGGCGATGAACGCCTGTTCGGCCTGGCGGTGCTGGACATCACCAGCGGTAACTTCTCGGTGCTGGAAATCAAGGGCTGGGAAAACCTGCTGGCAGAACTGGAGCGAGTCAATCCGGTGGAGCTGTTGATCCCGGATGACTGGCCCAAAGACCTGCCGGCAGAAAAACGCCGTGGCGTGCGGCGCCGAGCGCCGTGGGATTTTGAGCGTGATTCGGCGCTGAAAAGTCTCTGCCAGCAGTTTTCCACCCAAGACCTCAAGGGCTTCGGTTGCGAAAACCTGACCCTGGCCATCGGCGCTGCCGGGTGCCTGCTGGCCTACGCCAAGGAAACCCAGCGCACCGCCCTGCCCCACTTGCGCAGCCTGCGGCACGAACGCCTGGATGACACCGTGGTGCTGGACGGCGCAAGCCGTCGCAACCTGGAGCTGGACACCAACCTCGCCGGCGGGCGCGACAATACCCTGCAATCGGTGGTCGATCGCTGCCAGACCGCCATGGGCAGCCGCCTGCTGACCCGCTGGTTGAACCGTCCGCTGCGAGACCTGACCGTGCTGCTGGCGCGCCAGTCCTCCATTACCTGCCTGCTGGATCGTTATCGCTTCGAGCAGTTGCAACCGCAGCTCAAGGAAATCGGCGACATCGAGCGAATCCTCGCCCGTATCGGCTTGCGCAACGCCCGTCCCCGCGACCTGGCGCGCCTGCGCGATGCCCTCGGCGCATTGCCCGAACTGCAAGTGGCGATGACCGACCTCGAAGCGCCGCACCTGCAGCAACTGGCGCGCACCACCAGCACCTACCCGGAGCTGGCCGCGCTGCTGGAAAAAGCCATTATCGATAACCCGCCGGCGGTGATCCGTGACGGTGGCGTGCTGAAGACCGGCTACGATGCCGAACTCGACGAACTGCAATCGCTGAGCGAGAACGCCGGCCAGTTCCTGATCGACCTCGAAGCCCGGGAAAAAGCCCGTACGGGGTTGGCCAACCTCAAAGTCGGCTACAACCGCATCCACGGTTATTTCATCGAATTGCCAAGCAAGCAGGCCGAACAGGCCCCGGCCGACTACATTCGCCGCCAGACCCTCAAGGGCGCCGAGCGTTTCATCACCCCGGAACTCAAGGCGTTCGAAGACAAGGCGCTGTCGGCCAAGAGCCGCGCCCTCGCCCGGGAAAAGATGCTCTATGAAGCGTTGCTCGAAGACCTGATCAGCCAATTGCCGCCGTTACAGGACACTGCCGGCGCCTTGGCGGAACTGGACGTGCTGAGCAACCTGGCCGAACGCGCACTGAACCTGGACCTCAACTGCCCGCGCTTCGTCAGCGAGCCGTGCATGCGCATCAGCCAGGGTCGTCACCCAGTGGTCGAGCAAGTACTGACCACGCCGTTCGTGGCCAACGACCTGAGCCTGGACGACAACACCCGCATGCTGGTGATCACCGGTCCGAACATGGGTGGTAAATCCACCTACATGCGCCAAACCGCGTTGATCGTGCTGCTGGCCCACATTGGCAGTTTCGTTCCGGCGGCCAGTTGCGAATTGTCCCTGGTGGACCGGATCTTCACCCGCATCGGCTCCAGCGACGACCTGGCCGGTGGACGTTCGACGTTCATGGTGGAAATGAGCGAAACCGCGAACATCCTGCACAACGCCACCGAACGCAGTCTGGTGCTGATGGACGAAGTCGGACGCGGTACCAGCACCTTCGACGGTTTGTCCCTGGCCTGGGCAGCGGCCGAGCGCCTCGCGCACCTGCGGGCCTACACGCTGTTCGCCACCCATTACTTCGAACTCACCGTGTTGCCGGAAAGCCAGCCTTTGGTGGCGAATGTCCACCTCAATGCCACCGAGCACAATGAACGCATCGTGTTCCTGCACCACGTGCTGCCCGGCCCGGCCAGCCAGAGCTACGGCTTGGCAGTCGCACAACTGGCCGGCGTGCCAAGTGAGGTCATTACCCGTGCTCGCGAGCACCTGAGCCGCCTGGAAACCACCAGCCTGCCTCATGAAACACCGCGCCCGACCAAAGGCAAACCGGCCGCACCTCAGCAAAGCGACCTGTTCGCCAGCCTGCCGCATCCGGTACTCGATGAACTGGCCAAGCTCGATCTGGACGACCTGACACCACGTCGGGCACTGGATTTACTCTATACATTGAAGACACGGATCTAA